ACTTTGAGCAAATTCAAAAACTCTACCGTAAGGCAGGGTATGAAATGCCTCAACTGGTATTCTGGAACGTGAATGCTATCGGTGGAAATGTTCCTATGACTGCTCACGACACTGGCACTTGCCTTGTATCTGGTTGCAGTCCTTCCATCCTCAAGTCTGTTCTTACAGGCAACGTCATCACTCCTGTTGACGTGATGAAGGATGCGGTGTATACTGACCGTTATGCGCCAATCGGTGAGGTGTTTGCCTAACCAAAACTCTGAAGGGGGTCGACAAGTTCTCCCCCTTCCATTAAAATACTTAAAGATGGTTCAGCAACTTTCATATGTTTTGGGAACATAAAAGACCATCTAGTTTAAGGGGAGGTAGCTCAGCTGGTAGAGCACGAGTCGTAAAAAAGATTATCTAGTTTAGATGATTCAGCAATACACTCTTACACAGAATAAACTCTTGGTCATACGTTCAAATCGTATCCTTCCCACTCAAAGATGAGGCAGCAACATCCTACATTGGATAAAGTTGGTTCGATTCCAACATTTCGTGCTTAACGAAATTAATAAAACTCATCTTGCTTCACCAGAATAGTGTAATGGTAGCACGCTTAAAAATCGGTTATCTTGTAAAAGATACGGACAGCAATTACTAATAATCCATCCAAAGGAGGTAGTCTGGGTTCGATTCCTAGTTCTGGTATTAGATGATTCTACAAAAAATATTTTTATAATAAAGGAATCATCTATAACTATTTGGTTACTCCAAATTTGGAAATACTAAATAAACAACGTAGTTATAATTTTTAATATACTATATGAATTTTCTAAAACAACTGATGCTCGTGCCTGTAGCACTGGGTCTTGTTGCTCCTGCGGTGAATGCTGCGGAACTCAATATTGAAGATGTCAACAAGTATGCCTCTGCGGAACAGGTCACAAGTATTTCACAATTTTCTGATGTTCAACCGTCAGATTGGGCATATCAGGCACTTAGTAATCTTGTAGAGCGTTATGGTTGCGTTGCTGGTTATCCTAATGGCACCTTTGTTGGTGGTCAGGCGATGACTCGTTATGAAGCCGCTGCTCTTCTGAATGCTTGTCTGGATCGTGCAACTGAAGTCACCGATGAACTTCGCAAACTGCAAGAAGAATTTGCTGCTGAACTTGCTGTTCTTCGTGGTCGTGTAGATGGTCTAGAGGCAAAGGTAGGAGTTCTTGAGGCAACTCAATTTTCTACCACTACCAAACTCAAGGGTGAAGTAAACTTTATGTTGGGTGGAGTTCCTGGTCTAGAAACGAATAAAGGTGGAAACGTTGGCAACACCGCATTCAACTATGATCTCCGTCTGAATTTCGATACTTCATTCACGGGTAAGGATTTGCTTCGCACTCGTCTGCGTTCTGGTAATTTCAACAGTGATCCTTTCGGTTCTAGTTCTTCTTTGTTCAAACTGGACAAAGCAGAATCTACCGATAACACCGTAGAAATCGACCGTCTTTACTACCAGTTCCCTGTGAGTGAAAGTGTAACTTTGACTGCGGGTCCTCTGGTTCGTAACACTGAGATGGCATGGGTTCCTTCTGTTTATAAGTCAGAAATTCTTGATTTCTTTGCTGTTGCTGGTGCTCCTGGTGTCTATAACAAGGCAACTGGTGCTGGTGTAGGCGCTCAATATGTCGGTAAAGGTGGATTTGTTGCTGGTCTAAACTATGTCGCACAAGATGGTGACGATAGTGAAACTGGAGTTTTTGATTCTGAAGGTGCTCTAAACCTTCTCGCTCAGGTTGGATATAAAGCATCCAATTGGGGTGTTGGTGTTGGTTATCGTTATGGTACTGAGGGTACTCGTCCTCGTTCTTTTAACGGTCCTCTTGGATTCAATGGTTCTCTTCTTCAAGACCAAGAATCTAATAGTATTGCAGTAAATGCTTATTGGCAACCTTCTCAGTCTGGTTGGATTCCTTCAATCAGTGCTGGTTATGGATATAACTCTGTAACTGGTGGTAATGAAGGTTACGATACAGACTCTTGGTTTGTTGGTCTTCAATGGAATGATGCTTTAGTTGCTGGTAATTCAGCAGGTATTGCTATCGGACAAGCACCTACTCTCAGTATTCCTGAAGTTAGTGTAGAAGATGCTACAATGCTTGAAATTTTCTATAAGTTCCAAGTAACTGATAACATCAGTATCACTCCTGCTCTGTTCTATGTTGACAACAATCAGCGTTATCAGGACAGCAGTAAGTGGGGTGGTGTCGTCCAAACCAAGTTCAAGTTCTGATAAATCACTTATAATTTAAGTGGAACCACCCAATTTTGGGTGGTTTTTTTATGATTTGGTAAAGACTCTTTAACCAACTCTTAGTGGACTTCTTCTTTATTTTATCTTATGATTTCAAAGAAGTCTATTTTACTTCTAAACAAATTTTTATGAAACTCAAAAATTTTATTGCTATTGGTCTGGTTGCCTCTCCTGTTGCGGCATTTGCTGGACCTACTCTGAATGGTGCAGGTGCTACTTTCCCAGCACCCATTTATCAACGGTGGTTTGCTGATTATGCAAAGGCAACTGGTAATCGTGTGAATTATCAGTCAGTTGGTTCTGGTGCTGGTGTTCGCCAGTATGTCGCAGGAACTGTCGATTTCGGTGCCTCTGATGAACCTATTTCGTCAAAAGAGACGGCTAAAGTGAAGCGTGGTGTCGTTCAAATCCCGATGGTGGGTGGAACGATTGCGATTGCCTATAATAAACCTGGATGTTCTCTGAAACTCACTCAGAAGCAGACTGTGGATATTTTCTCTGGACGTATTAAGGATTGGAAGGCACTTGGATGTTCCGCTGGTCCTATTAAGGTGGTTCATCGTTCTGATGGTTCTGGTACTACTTTTGCATTCACTAATTCTCTAAATGCCTTTGGTGGGTGGAAACCTGGTGTAGGTAAATCTGTTAAATGGCCTACTGGTGTTGGTGGTAAAGGAAACGAAGGTGTGTCGGGTATTCTTAGACAAACTTCTGGTTCAATTGGTTATGTAAATACTGGATTTGTAAAGGCAAATCGTCTTCAGGTTGCTGCTCTTCAAAACAAGGCAGGTAAGTTCGTTCTTCCTACTGCTGCTTCTGGTGCTGCTGCTCTGAATGGTATCAAACTGGATGCGAACCTTGCTGGTGAGAATCCAAATCCTTCTGGTGCAACTTCTTATCCAATTTCAACTCTGACTTGGATTCTCGCATATAAGACTGGTAATGGTGCAAAGACTGATGATATTCGTAAGGCACTAAACTATGCTCTGAGTTCAAAGGCACAAATGATTGCGGATGATTTGGGGTATGTTCCTCTTTCTGGTAGCATCCTGAACCGAGCAAGACTTGCCGTAAAGAAAATCGGTAAGTGATTTAATGGGGGGGTTGCTAAACCCCCTTTTTAGTGCTATAATACTCAACGAACCGAGGATTTTTATGTCTCTTATTTCCCAAAAAGACCGAGAAATGGTCATTGAGGCACTTGAATACTATATTCATAGACTTAAAGAAGATAACTGTACTGAAGCATCAATATATGCCTACAATACACTTCTTCGTTGGATTGAATTAGAACATTATAAGAATGAAAATTAATCTCTGGTGGTGTAGTGCAATGGAACAGTGGCGTTGGACTCTTACTGATGATCATCGTCCTATTCTTAGACAAGAGTCTGGTCAAAGACCAAATCTTCGTGATGCTATGAATGATATTGCTAATACCGTAGAGTATATGCTAGGAACATAATTAACTTTATTTGGGCGCATAACTCAGTTGGTAGAGTTTCTGAATGACATTCAGACAGTCGGCGGTTCAAGTCCGTCTGTGCCCACTATTATAAATACCTAAAAACTGTGGTATAATGGAAAAGTTATACAAACTTATTAGCGACGCTCAGGCATCTCTGTTCGTTCTATTTCACAAAACTTGGGTTTATCACTGGCACGTTGTAGGTCCTGATTTCCAACAACTTCACACTCTCTTTGGAGAACAGTATGAAGCAATGTTTGAAGAAGTTGATAGAATCTCAGAGCATATGAGATACTTAAATATCAAACCAATCAGTACTCTTACCAGAACCACAGAAGTTTCAAGAGTAGATCAAGCATCAAATAGTGCTCAAGATATTGATGCTGAAGGTATGGTAAAACAACTTCATGATGATAACAAAAGTTTGATTGAACTTCTAGCAGAAGTTTCTGAGGAAGCAGAGCAACAAAAGTCATATGCAACTGCTAATCTAGTTCAAGACTTGATGGAATCGCACGGTAAGTTTGTTTGGATGCTTCGCTCATTTACTGAAAAATAATTATTTTATATGAAAAATGGAAAATTTAAGAATCAGATGTCGTTCCTGTAATAGGGAGATAGAAGGACATTCTACTAAGACTGTATCCTGCGGATGTCCAAATATGTCCACGATTCGTGGAGATCGCATTAGTGCTATTGATTTATCTCTAGTGGTTATGCTAAATTCAATGCCGACAAAAAAGAAATCTGGAGTTCTTACAAATGAAGATATTGCCTGGCAAGAAGCAAGGCGACAACGTAAAATAAGAAAACTTGATTTTGAAGTTCGATAAGTGTTCGATTCACTCACTCTCTGTTCTTAAGATTTTCTTAAAGACTTTTTGGAAATCAACACAAACTTGACATAGTAAAGGTAATTGGTATTATAACTATTGTATTACTTTCTATAACCCAATGGACGATCATACTTATGATAATTGGGTGAAAATTAAATCAACGTTTGAAGCATCTGGTAATACAGATAATATGTTTTACAGAAGAGCGTGTGAAATTGTTAGAACTAAAAAAGATCCTATGGATAAATTTTGGGGGAAGCAAAAATGATGGAACCAAGTGATGAATTCATAAGTCGTTCTGAAGTTCAGGAGATGATTGATGCCGCAATAAGAAGACATAATCGCAATGCTTCTATTATTAGTATGTGCGTAGGATGGGTAGTTTTATCACTTTTTGCTGAAGGATTGCTGCGCCTTGTGGGGGTTATTCCACCATTACTACCATGGCTCAAAATTACTCTGAATTAATTTTTTTAATTCCTTGGATTATTCTTATAGGTATTGCTTTGTCTATGATAGTTAATGGGTGGGCGATTACTCACGAATTCTGTGGATATTCCAAAAGTCCAAGAACAAAGAGACATCCAGAAATGAAAGAAGTTAGAAAAGGAGACGAATTACTGGTGATTAAGTTTACCGATGAAGATTATAGGGAACTGCAAGAAATAATTATGAGGCAAAAAATGGATGAATTATTTGAAGAACCATCATCATATGAGGATGAAGATGACGACGAGTGAATGGTTAGAGTTTATTAATTTCGTTTCTCACTTATTATATTTTTTTGTCGCATTTATGTGTGGACTTGTTCTTGGATATATAATTGGTTTCAAAAACGGAGGGGGACTTTAATGAATAAAACATTGATATCATCAATTCTTTTATTTTTTTCAATTTCCTTATTTATTCATTGGGGACTTACAAACGCATATAATAACTGGTGAATGTGGTGTAATGGAACAACATATTAAGCAACGCTATATGTTCGCTCTGTCCTCATTTTCTAGGATTTATGGGACTTTGGCAATCAATAATTTACACTATAAACAGTTTTGCTTAGATTGGTCTAATATGACTGTAGAAGCTCCTCTAGGAGGACTTGATGAGGTAGACCAATACTTTTACTTTGAGTATAAGAATTGGAGGGGAGTTTGATTAAATATGCAATTTTTACCCAATTCTCATAAATAAAACTAAACTAAGTTTGGGGTGGACCAGACTGGTACACTTCTTCAACCGGACCCCTTGACTTAGACCTCATTATCTCTTATAATAACAAGGTCAACAAACAAAACAATGGCACTGACTGAAAAATTCAAGAAAGACGTTCAAACCCTTCGTGGTGCGGCAAATGGAGATTTTTATCTTGATGTAAAAAATCCAAAACTTTATAAAAAAGTTCGTCGTTATTATGAAAACGAAGGTGTAGTATTCTCCGGTGAACCTCTCGATGATTATGAAATTCTAATGGAATACGTTGCTGTTGATCTTGAAACTGTAGAAGTTGCATGATTACTAAACTTCCTAAAGTTCTTCTGGAGCGTGAGGGATACCGATTCGTTGAAGTCGGTATTCTTGAAATTAACGGGAAACCTGATTATCGCTTACAAAAAAAGAACGAATATACAAAACGCTGGAACGACATTTATCTTTTTGATAATGGGATGCAGTGTTCTCTTGCTATAGAAGATTTTGAATATGCGAAATGGTTAGATCCAGACAGAGTACCTTGTTATGTAAAAGGTGAGGAGGAATATTGGGATTAGATAGTCTCGGGATGACTATAAAAGCGCACTGGTCGGGAGCAAACTCCTTTAGTCACGGAAAGACTTTAAAAGTACTGGTGGAGTCAATATGACCCTATTATGAGTTTACTGCCTCTCTCAAGGGCAGTTGGTGCGGATGGGATACTCTCCCCGCCTGGTTTCCAATTTCCAGTTAAAAAATTGGTGGCAAGCCTGCATAAACTGAGTAGAGGGGAGTTGCATAAACTCTCCTTTTTTGGTATAATTACTTGATAATAATATGTTGTTTATGAAATTGCATTTAACTTACTTTGGGGATAATAATTTTTCTATAGGTAAGAATAGAATTAGAAAGCAAGCAGAAAACTTTGGAGTTTTTAGTTCTATCCAAGAGTTTGGTGAATCTGATTTAGAGGATAATCTATTCTGGGAGCAATATGCAAAACCTATGATGAATCCTCGTGTAGGAATGCCTAGAAGATATTATGGTTATTATGCTTGCAAACCTTATTTTATTCTCAAGGCTTTAGAAAGTATTCCTGAGAATGATATTCTTCTCTATGTTGATTCTGGTTGTGAGTTGAATAAAAATGGTTTAGAAAAACTCCAACAATATTATGATGAGTGTGTAGAAACTGAAGGAGTATTTTTTACTTTAGAT